AAATACTCCCAAATCGTACCGATTACGGTCTCATTGGTATTAACCGTTTTGCTATAAACGGTTGGCCCGCCAGCGCCGTTGGTCACGGTAACATTCACAGAATCGCCAACGATATCGACTAAGGCCAGCCCCGATAAACTTCCAGGCGCTAGCGTTACTACTAATGGTGACGTACCGCTGGTCGATGTGCCTCGCACATCGTCGAACATGGCGCGCTGATTGGTCGGGGCAATATCGGCCCAAGTTGGGGTTACGCCGCCCGTCAATTGTTCCGGTGGGGTAGCCGTCGACGTATGAGCAACCAAGCATTTATAAATGCGGTGCGTCGCGGTGCGGATGCGCAAATCGCCGACAACATAGGCGGTTGAAGCCGCCCATGCCGGATAATCATTTTCAGCGACAGTGCTGGAAATAAACACGGAATTGGTTACTGCGATGGGTTTAATTAATTTCACCTAAGCCTCCGTCGCTGGCATACCATTAGCGCTCCATTCTTCGAGCTTGCGTCGGGTGCGGGTGGTGCCACTGGCCACGGAACGATTGCCTTGATTATTCTCTTCCCGCAACCGCTTGACTTCCTCTCTGAGCAGCTTGAGTTCTTCTACGACCGGCTGCACGTCCAGACGGGATGAATTGACTGGACCAACCCCCTCCAGATCGCGTAATTCTGCTACGGTTTTGCCAAAAATAAAATCATAGTCTGCTTTATTTGAGACGGAATCACGGGCGATGCGCAACAGATCTCGCGATGTTCCAGATAATTCTCCTGCTGCACTCGCGTCTCCGCCTTTTGCTCTTGCCATTAACACATCGAATTGCCTTTGCGCTTCGACCAGGGATTGACGGCTATTTAACGTACTCAGCCCCTCATCGAGCAATAGTTCATCGGCCAAGCTTCGCGCTGCGTCGCGCAATTGACCAAATGCGCCTTTAACGCCACCGGCGGCATCATCCAACCCCTCAAACGCATCTAATGCGGTATTAAATAAGGTGCTGTATTGTTGCTCATTGATACGACCGCTGGCTAACGCTTCATTGATGCGCAGAAAGGCGTTCTCGAACGATTGCGGATCGAAAGCACTCAACCCATCCAATAGCAGCGAAATATCTCGCAATCCTGAAGTCGAAGTGTCGGCAAACGCTTTATCAGAAGCTAGCTTTTGCGCAAATCGGGCCGCATCCGCCGTGGTAATTACTTGCCCGGCAATGGCAGCCGCTTCCGCAATCAATAGCGCCCGGCTCGTCTTAGACCCTGGGCGCGATTCCTGCGCCAGGATGGCAGCGCCACGTTTACCTGCACCACCAAAGCCATCAACCACCGCCGCTGCACTTTCCCCAAAAACCTGGCTAATGCTTTTAAGCCTCCCGATAGCTTCTGTCGCTTTAGCAATAGGTTCCCCAGCCGCTGATGCAGACTGCGCTAATGCTCGCGTCTGCTTGGTCAAATCGTTAAAGTAAAAACCGATACTTTCCAGCCCGGCTTTTCCTAATCGATAGGATGCTTTACTGATGCGCTCCATTTGCGCTTCTACATCATTGAGCAATCCCGCGTTGCTACCCATGACTCGATTCATCTCGCTCATTGCGGCTGCGTGTTGCTCGGCGGTGATCTTGCCACTCTCCAAGCGCTCACCCAGCTCGTCGATTGCTTGCCCGTAGGCCACCACATCCGCGCCAAATTGCATGCGACCACCGGCAAAACCGGACGCGCTCGTAAAATTCAAGTCGCGCCGCGCTGTGCGCACCCCAGCCAAACCAACACCGCCCCCATCATAATTACGTCTAGCCTGGGCTAGCGCCATAACCCCGGCGAAACCGCTGACCGCATCACGCACTTGATTGCTTAGATCGCCGCTACCATCGACAATGGCATCGCGAATGCTCAAATAGATCGGCTTGATGACTTCATCGCTGGTCATGGTGCGGTATAAGCTACTCATCAATGCCCCCACATCCTGGATGCGCAGCGCATTAGCACTGGCTTGCCCCATTAAATCTTTGGCAAGACCGGCTTGCAAGGTTGCGTAGGCTGCATTGAAAGCGCCTGCGTTAAACTGGCCGTTTTTATCCGTGTAGCTCTCAGGTCGCAACCCGTCACTGATCTTTAATTCATTACTAAGCAGCGCTGCCGCATCGCCCGCAAGTAAGAGCGATTCACGCAACGCGAGTGCCTCATTGCGCAATGCCGCCGCTGCTTCTGCTTTTATGTGTTCGGCTTCCGCTTGGCGTGCTTCTTTTCTAGCACGCGCCTCAAGCTCTGCACGACGTTGTGCGGAATATTGCGCTTTCTCGAGCGCATCATCCAATATCTTTTGATTTTCAGCGGCAGCGCCAGAGGCTTCGGCTACCGCCAGGAACGCTTCCTGGATACCCATGAGCTGCAAGAACATTTTCTGCCCCGATTCGGTCGTCAAATCCTGCGCTTTTACGATATCTCGAAATTGCTCTTTAGTTTTGATACCAGACAACCCTAATTCCGCCATTTTGGTATTAACGGTCTCGATTGCGGGAGCGAGCTGTTCTGCTTCCGTCAAAAAGTTCTGCGAGAAGAATGCGACGCTTTGCGCTAGCGCATCAGTCCCGCCAGCCTGATCAACAAAAGCCGAGCGATCACTGAACGATACGCTCTTCAGAAAAGCGCGGGTATCGGCTAATGAGTACCCTAATGCCGCACCCAGACTGGTTAATACGTCAAACTCCCCGGTTAATCGCTGCAATGTTTGAAAAGCGCTTTCGCCGCTATGCGTCAAGCTATCGATTTCCGGTATCAAGTTGCGCGCCATTTGGTCGCCCGCATCGGCAATCACTTGACCAATCTGTTCTTCGGTGAGCGATTTGCCTTTTTCGGATGCGATGTTGACCGACATGGAAAAATCATCCAACACCTGTGCGCCGATACCTAACGTGTCTGCCATACCGCGCAGCGATTTGGTCATGCCAGAAATACTGGCATCTAAATGCTGCCCCAGCTCTAACGCGTAATCCTTGGCCTGATCGGCAAAGGGTTCTAGCACACCCGATATGCCGCCTTCCACTAAACTACCGAAACGATCCAGCAGTTGCCCGGTATCGGTATCGAGCATGACGCGGTCTACCTTATCGCCGCGCATCAATCCACCCTGGGCCTTAAATTTGGTACTGGTGATACCGCTAAATCCGCCTGCCGTGATATCGCCGATTAAATTCGTCTCTTTTTGTTTCAAAGGGCCGCGACCGAACAACATATTGACCAGCGGCACGACCGGCATAAAATCGCCCAGAATGGGAATATCTCCGATGGTGTTCAGCGCATTACCAAAACCGCCGCCAAGTCGCTTATCCCCAGCAAACGATTTAAAAAGCTGCGTCGCTGCAAAAGCAATCATCGCCGGGCCTGCAACCCTGCCAATCCCTGCCGACAAACCCGAACCCGCGTTGGTCAGGAATGACATCCCAGATCCGCCCATTTGCGCCGATAATCCAAGACCTCGACCCATGCCCGATAGTGCAAACGAATTAAATAGGCTCGATGCACCAAACCCGCCTTGATATAAACTCATCGCCGATGAGCCAAGGCTTGCCATATTGAGCGCGTTTCCTGCGGCTCCGGATGCCACACCCGCGCCGCCAGTCGGAGTCAAAGCCCCAAACAAGGCAGCCATATTGCTACTCGGTTTATTGAACAGTGCACCTAATATATCAGCCGCCAAGGCTTGCGTGACCATCTGCTGAATCGCCCGAACAAAGCCATCGACCATTTCATCGAACCGACCGTTGATACCATCAAAAAGCGCATCGCCCAAGGCATTTTGCAGGTTACGTTGCGCCTGGATGGAGTATTGCGAAATCTCATCGAATGCGTTACGACCTGCCTTGCCGGTTTTTAAAAACTGCTCCTCTGCCTGCTTTAGCGCACGGTTGTAGCTTTCTTGCCCCAATCCTTGACTCAACAGGTAATCTAATTCTTTGACCCGCGCCGTGTGTTTTTCTTCGGCAGTTGCCACGCTTTCGGTCACTTGTGCGATCTTGCGCAAATCATCCTCACGCTGCCGGGTTTGCTTAGCTTGCGCTTCCAGTGCGTTGGTCTCGCGTTCCAAGGCATCGATCAATGGCCCGGCGGTTTGTAATACGCCAAGTTTGGCGGCCTCCAATCGTTTCAGCTCGAAGGCATCCTTACCGACACTCTCTATTTCCTTCGTCAACGCCTGGATAAAGCGGGTTGCTTCCGAGATCGCCGTTTTTTTGGTTTCCGTATTCGTGCCAAGCGACTGGGTAACGCCCGTCAATGCTTGCTGTTGAGCGCCTAATGCGGCACTTTCTACGGTCACTGCTTGTTCCATTTTGACCAAATCGGACACTGCATCGTCGATACGTTGATTCAGCAGGTCTGCTTGTTGTCGATCAAATAGCAGCTCCCCAATCAAAGGTACATTCTTGCGGTCATTGAGTGAGGCCAAATCGGCTCGCAGCCCGGCAATCATTTGCCGTTGCTGATCGATAGCCGAAGCATTGGCGCTAACGCCAAATACGCCCGATAAGGCATTAGCCATGCGTGTAGCGAGTTGAATGCCACTCGACAAGAAATCGATCAAGCCGGTCGCACCAATCGCCACCTTGAGATCGTATAGCGCCGTATTGAAGCGGTTTATTTGTGCATTGAGTCCTTGCGCCGCCTGTTCTGCTTGTGGCCCGAAGGTTTTATTGAGTTCCAGCGCCAAGGCTGGCAGTAATTGCTCAGCCGTTAGATCGCCTTTGACCAGCATGGCGTCTAGTTCTGCGGTGGTCACGTTAATGGCCCGCGCTGCCATTTGAAATGCACCGGGCAGCCGTTCGCCCAATTGGCCTCGCAGCTCTTCTGCTGAAACCTTGCCCTTTGAAATGATCTGTTCAACGGCGGTTAGCACACCCCCGGTATCGGCAGCAGATAGTCCTAACACGGTGGAAGCTTGTGCCACGCCGATAAAGATATCGCGGATGGCTTGGCCTTCCAGCCTTGTGCCTTTGGCAGAAACTACCAGCTTGGTATATTGCTGCGCCGTGGTATCGAGTTGCAATCCAAGCCGATCCGATTCTTGGCGCAAGAACCCCATTTCATCTTTGGCGGCTTTTAGACTGCCCAATCCTACCGTGAGTGAATTGTATAGACGTTCGTTGGCAATGGCGGCATCCATGACGGCCTTACCACCAGCAATCGCAGCACCTAGTGACAAATAAGCGCCCGCTGCCGCAACCAGACCCGTTTTTAGGCGGGACGCGCTGGCTTCCAGCGCATCTGATTGTTTAGCAGCCTGTCCCAGTCCGCCGCTGGCTTTCTGACCCGCGTCACCCAACCCGCCAAGTGCCTGCTTAGCATTCTGAGTTTCACCGATCAGCGCCTTACCGTCTGCGGTTAGGCGGATTCCAATTTCGAGGTCACGTGACATATTATTTGCGATTTAAAACGGGCAGCGCTGCATCTTCCATGATCATGAGTCCTTCAAAAATCGACGGGTGTTTTGCTTGCTCGATATTCATTAACCTCAGTGTGCTTTCAATCCATGGGCGCTTTAAACCGATATAGACCCCTGCCATGCTATCGAATTGCCAGCACCGCCGTAACGCAATGAAGATGCCAACGAGTTCCTCATTCTCAGGCCAGATCGGAAAGCGGTCATCTTCCAACTCCTGCTGTGCTTCGTGTTCTTCTAGCGCTTGCTGCCATTCCGGTGGATCGGCTGCACTTTCTGATTGCGCCCCATTACTGCCATGTTTGCCTTGCGCCGCCCAATGCCGGGCGGCATCCATTAGTTTTTTCTTACAGCCGCCTTGCCGAAAGAGCACTCGAGATAGGCATTGACTAATCCGGTGCGCACGTAAGGGATGCGGATCAAGCGTTCGCGTGCATCACTGTCAAAATCAATGGGATTTCCTTCCGGGTCGGCCACATCCGACCAACCAATCAAGGTGCGGCGGATTAAATCCTGATCGTTGCCGCCATCTTCTTTGTAGATCGCATTGAATTCGTCCTGGTCGAGCAGTTCAAATTCAGCATTAAAGACATTCCTCTTGGTTTTTCCGCCATCCTGCGGGATATTGACCGTTACCGGCCACGTAACACTTTTGGGTTGCTCCAATTTAAACATATTCTCTCTCCTAAGAAGGGCGGATAGGATCATCCGCCCCGATTACACCGATTTAAGCCGCGATTAACCGTGGGTTACTGGCGGGGTGGTTTGCGCACCCTTCATCAGTTGCTGAGCACCAGCGACATCAACCGCGCCTTCGGAAGGCTGCGTTGAAATTAAGCTTTCGATCGCTTTTGCGGTAGCCGCTTGATTAATTGCCAACAAGCCTTGGAATCCAGAAGCCATGATGTTATTCATCAATTGCTGATGGGAAATCGCGTTTCCGTAGGCGAGGTTGTTGTAAAAAGCAGGTGCATCCGCTAACGATTTAAGATTCGTTGCTGCCACAGACTCCGCCATTTCTTTGACGATTTCGCTGCTGTTTTCTTCTGTTGCCATAATTTTTCTCCATATCATGATAAGCCTGGTGCCGCCAGGCGCGGTTTCAGGTTCCCCTGGTTTTCAATGGGTTATTGCGTTTTGTAAGTCCATTCATCGTTACCCGTGTCGGTATGGCGGAAATTCATATCCATGGTGAGCATGGCAATGTTGGAATCTTCGCTATAGCGTGGGTTGGTCAATTGCACCTGCCCCGCATCGATCAATACCTTCTGGCCTGCCACCGTCCCTTGCACTAAAGCCAAAGCGCCCGTAGTGCCAGCGCGGCAAATGCCGATAAAGTCTTTAACCGCAACTAACGGCAGCTCAATTACCACCTGACCTCGGGTGACTCGGTTGATAAAATACATGCGCTCGGAATTCGGGCGGTTTTTGTAAACGTGCTCATTACCCTGGGTGATGGTCAAACTCTGCAATGGCGCAGCATAGCCGTGTAAGGTAAAGGTCGTATTGGCCTTGGTTACTGCTTTTGGTTCTTTGAATGCCGTCAATACCGGCGATCCTAACGATGCATCGGTAACGCCACCATACAGCCCCTCGAAGGTGTAATGGATAGAAGGAAACTGCCCTTCGGCAAAACGAAACTCCATGCTGCCGTAGGCCCCTAGCATCTTGTGCATCAAGCCATCCCAGTTGAAATAAAAGGCTACGGATTCTTCATTGGCAGAAATAGGCGCATACGTTACCGGCCCCGTCGTTGGCGTTACCGTCTCCGAACAACCGCATCCTCGGTGCAATACCCCATAACCTGGCTTGGTAGCAACTGCGCCAGCACCGGCGATTTCCACATCGAACTCCATGGTCATGGTCTCGCCCACGGCAATTTGCCCACGGTTACCGAAATAAGGTAATGCCTGATTGCGCTCGGCGTAGCGCACATTGGCCGGTTGGCAATTGAAATTCTGTACCGACATGGCATCGGATCCCACCAATGGGGTTGGATCAACGCCATAACTGGCACCTTCAGTCTTACACAAAATGATTTTCTTATTCGCTTTTAACGGCATTATTCGCCTCCTTTAGGTTTCTTAACTGTTCGCTTGCTCGTAGCGTTTGCGCTTTCATCCTCGACTTCCGCAGCATCTGTCTCGCTATCTGCTTCGGTCTCAGGGCGGCGCTTGCCGGTTTTTGGGTCGACGATATACGACCCACCCATTCCGTGATATTCATCGTCAAACATGTCAGCTCCTCATTAAATGAGACGTTAGAAATTCATCTTGCCACCACAACACTTGCTGGGT